CCATTAAAGAGAAGCAGTCCAACCTGACATACGAACAGATTAAACAACAGATGCAAGCTCGTAGTGACGCCATTGTCGAACTGGATAACTTACCGAAACAGAACCACATCTGGATTGATAGAGGTTTGAAGATGACGTGTGAGTATGCAGGACACCCCTGGCACGAAACATTCAAAATTAGAAAGACTACCGTATGAAACGCTTTAAAAAAGACGGACATACCAACCACTACATGTATAGAGCGTTCACAAAGATGCTGTCTCGCTGCAACAACCCTAATGATGGGGACTACGCTCACTACGGCGCAAGAGGTATTAAGGTCTGTCCTCGTTGGGACGGCGATTATGGTTTTCAGAACTTCCTTGAAGACATGGGCGAGCGTCCTAAAGACATGACACTAGACCGCATTGATAACGACGGCGACTACTCACCAGAGAACTGTAGGTGGGCTGTTCGATCCACACAGGCACAAAACACTCGCAATCACAAAACGAACATCACTGGTTACAGAGGTATCGGTTGGTGCAAAGCGGCAGCAAAGTGGCGTGTACGCATAAGTGTCGATAATAAACAGATTTATTGTGGTGTGTTTGATGATATTGCCGAAGCAATTCGTTGTAGGAAGGAGGCCGAACGTAAATACTGGCAGCCCGTGTAGGTGCATCTGTTGGGTAGTCTTCCACCCTTGACTACCCTACAGGTCTACCTCCAGACCTAAAGTTCGCAACTAATAGCAGAGGGTCGCACCCTTAAAAGCAGAAGGAGAGTGTCATGCCACAAGCAGACAACACAGAAGACGTTACTGATGTAACGCAAACCGAAGATACAACCGTATCAGAGGACACATCAACTAAAGAGGAAACTCAAGACACAGAGGACGACTTTAGCCTAGAAGATGATGACACATCATTTGAAGACGAAGACGACGATGAAACAGAAGAGGCCGAAGACAGTGAAGACGAGAAGACGGACACCGAACCGACTGAAACTGAGGAAGAATCCAAAGAAGATGAGGACACTGAAGAGCAATCTGACGAGTCCGAGGAGTCAGCGGAAGACACAACCGCTGAAGAAGAACGTAAGCGCTATAACGCAGACATGGCCGCTAAGCGTATTGCTGAGAAGCAAGCACGTGACCAAGCCAAATACCAACAGCAACAGGAATACCTCCAAGAGGCTGAAGACGCTAAAGACCTAGCATTACGTCAACTCCAAGTAGATGCCTATAACAACAAAGTGGAATCAAATAAGTCGAAGCTCGAAAGCGGTATTGAAAAGGCCGTTGCCGGTATAGACCTATTCCGCGAAGGTTCACCAGAAGTGAAGGAAGAACTAGCCCGACGCATCGAAGACTTCGAAGCTAAGCATGTTCAATACGACACCAATGGTGATCCCGTACAAGTTACAGGCGACGTGTATGAATATTTACAAAGAGAAGCGGACTCTATACAGCGGATTCTGAATACAGGCGCAAGACAACAGACTAAAGCAAAGAACAACGCCAAAAGCCGAACTGAACCTTTACCTAGCCGCGCACCTAAAGAACCGCCAGTAGACCCAGACTTAGCCGCCTTCGATGAAGAAGTCGCTAAATGGGCGTAGTCCGCATAAGAAAGGGCTAAACACATGGCTATTAACTTAGCAACCAAGTTTTCTCCTAAAGTTTCACACATCATGAAGCACGGGCGAAAAACAAAATCAGCTACCAACCAAGATTGGGACTGGGACGGCACTAACGCTATCAAAGTCTACACACTGACTGACCCAACAATGGGCAACTATACTCCATCAGGCGCTAACCGTTACGGTTCACCAGACGAGGTACAGGACACCGTACAGACATGGACACTATCACGTGACCGTGCATGGACGAAGACCATTGATAAGTCTAACTACCAAGACACAATGATGATCCGTAAGCCAGCTGCTTACCTAGCACAAGCTACTAAGAACGTATTGATTCCAGAAGTTGATACTTACATTCTTGCTGCTATCGGTACTGCTGCTGACACTGCTAACCGTGACGACATCGTTGCTGACGGTGCTACAACCTCAGCTAACGCTTACACGAACTTCCTAGCTATCAACGCTGACATCACCAACAACGAAGCTCCTGAAGAGAACCTTGTTGCATTCATGACGGCTACTTACTACAACTTGCTCAAGCAAGGTGGTTTTGTACTCGACAGCGACTCAGGTCAGAAGAAGCTTGACTCTGGTGTTCTCGGTACTGTTGACGGCGTTAAAGTCGTTGTAACTCCTAGTGGACGTATGCCAGCTAACACAGACCTCATCATCACTCACCCTAGCGTGACTGTTGCTCCTGAGAAACTGATTGACTACACACTTCACAAGAACGCTCCTGGTATCTCAGGTGACCTACTTGAATACCGCCACCGATATGACGCTTTTGTTGACACCAACAAAGTAAACGCTGTCGGTAGCCATAAGACTGCTTAATAAGGGGGGAACATGGCAACACAATTAACACCACTAGAACAGGTACAGGAAGACGCTAAGCGATTGACCTTAAAGCGAATAGCTGAACAGGAAGAAAGCAAAGTATGGCAGGAAGCCCAAGAAGGCACAGTCACTCTTGAAGATAAGCCTGAAGTGGCGGTCGAACCAGAGGCAGAAAAGCCAAAGGCGAAGACTGTAAGTAAGAAAGGCAAGAAATAATGGCTATAGACGCAACAGGCGTAAACCTACCGAACTTTGGCTACTTAACCAAAGAAGACATTTCAGCCAGTACATTAACTACTGACGTAAATGACTGCGGTAAGGTTCTAAACTTCACCCATGCCACACCAACCGTAACAGTACACGCAACAGCAGCAGGACAGACCTTAACATTTCGTGTTGGTGCAAACCCACAAGTGCTAACAATCAGTCCTCAAGCTGGTGATGGTATCTTCGGTTGTGATGCAGGTGGTGTAGACAACAAAGACATCGTCTTTACTAACCAGCCAATCGGAAGCTTCGTCACCATAGTCGGTGGTCGAACAGAAGGTTGGTGTATCTCAGCAGTTAGCGGTACGTTCACTGTCGAGGCTTAACATTAACCACTAAAGAAAGGCAACTAAATGCGATCATTCAAAACTGGTATCACACAGTACGGCGCAGTGAGAAACACTGAAGCTCAAACTGCTGAAACAAAAACAGTTACCGTTGCTGAATCTGGAAGTGTGTTTGTACAGACTCGTAGTTCAACTACCGTAACCTACACACTCCCTGCCGCTGCTCCTGGTTTGGAATACACATTTGTTTGCGGACACGCTAACAGTGAAATCCTGATCACACCAGCATCAGGCGACGCAATCGTAACAAAAATACACGCCGCACAAGACGGTACTGCACTTGCTCCAGCAGCAGGTACAGGCATCAAGAACACAGCCGCTACAAACGTAGCAGGTGACTTCATCAAGTTGGTATCACTCGATGGTACGACTTGGTACGGAGTTGGCATGGCTGGTCTGTGGGCATCTCAATAAGATAACCGACTGGCTCTTTACGCCACTGATTACAGAGCGATACGCATGACTGTAACGGCACTAAAGAGCCAACCATATTAACGAAAGGACAAACATTATGCCAATGTACGGAGAAATCCTCAATGACTCGTATGACAGTTCTAATACTGGTATACAGGTTGTTGAACAACTCGTCCCTGCCTACGAAGACAACACCAATGGTGTCGCCGGTATACTTGCAAAGCCAGCCGTAACAAGCGCTTATTCAGGTACACCAGGCCATGCAGAAGACGATGCAGACGTATCAGTTAAAGCTGCGCCAGGCCAACTACTCTCAGTAGTAGCAACCAACGAGAACGCAGCAGTACGTTACCTACAGATACACAACAAGGCATCTGCACCAGCATCATCTGAAGCAGCAGTAGTTAGTTACATCATCCCTGCCGGTACAACCGCCGCACCGGGAAGAATCCAACTGAACATGGCAGACTTTGGCAACAACGGTCTACACCTCTCAACTGGTATTGCACTTGGTATCTCTACAGCAATCGACACATTTACCGCAGCAACCGCTGGTGAATGTTTCTTAAGCTACGTATATAAGTAGGCTATCATGTCTAGAGTAGCAGCATCAGGACGGGTCAAAGCACCAGGCGCATTATGGTGTGATCAAGT